TGTAAGATTATGAAAACTCGCTATGCCAAGCCTTTTGAAAGTGTTCAGGTTAAGATTCCTTATGAAACTGGAATGAACCCTTACAGTGGTTTAGTTGACATGTTTGAGGGGAAAGGTTTATTATCCAAAGAAGGTAATAGCCTTAAATATACGCTAGCAGACGGTACAGTTATTAAACAATTTCGTAAAGCATGGGAGCGAAACGAAAATAATAGCTTAGACAACGTGATGGAAGATTACATTAAGAATCCACATCAAAAATTGTCTGTTACAGACGAACAGGAAATTGAAGAATGACCATTGACACAGAAATATTAGGCGAAGTGTATTCAACACTTAAACAATATATTCCTCAAAAGGATAGGCAAGAAGCCAGCGATAATCTAATGAGCATACTAGTTGATTTACTGGGTGACATAGAACTTAAAGAGTTCAGCGGTATCGACAGTTATACTAAGCGTAGTTACGACGAGTATGCTGGCAATACATTAGATGAAGAAGACCTTGACGAAGATTACGAAGAATAATGTGGTATAACCGAGTTGTGCAGGACCTGGGTAATATACCTGGGTTCATAGTTCATTTTGAGAATGAATTAGCAGATGCCAAATTTGATTGCACTATCAAAGGCCATTTAGAAAAAAACATTGCATCTTTACCTGGTATAACCGAACTTCGATTTAATCAGTTGCAAGAGATTGAAGCTATTCTTAATTATTTAAATATTCAATTGCGTAAGATACGTAAAAAGCATTTTCAAAAATATTTAGAAAATTATCCCCGGGCACTGACCAGCAGGGATGCTGAAAAGTATGTGGATGGGGAAGATGAAGTCATCGACTTTGAAACTATAATCAACGAAGTTGCTCTAGTTCGAAATAAATGGTTGGGTCTGATGAAAGGTCTGGAAAGTAAAAATTTTATGCTAGGTCATGTAAGTAGACTCAGAACCTCCGGCATGGAAGATATTACCTTATAAGTAATTGTATGAAAATTGTACTAGTAACAGGTGGATTTGATCCAATTCACAGCGGCCATATTGCGTATTTTGAAGAAGCAAAAAAATTAGGAGATCTACTAATAGTGGGTGTTAACAGTGATGCTTGGTTAGAACGCAAAAAAGGCCGAGCATTTATGCCCTGGGCAGAACGTGCAACTATAGTCGACAATCTTAAAATGGTAGATTTTGTCTATGAGTTTTACGATGATGACGGTTCTGGCATAGATGCAATTAAGCGAGTCAGAGCAGCCTATCCCGATGCAAAAATTATTTTTGCCAATGGCGGGGACCGAACCAAAGACAATATTCCTGAAATGTCTTATCAAGACGACAATTTAGAATTTGTATTCAGTGTAGGCGGTGAAAACAAACGCAATTCTTCGAGTTGGATCTTAGAAGAATGGAAAGCGCCTAAAACATCTCGCACTTGGGGCTATTATAGGATTCTGCACACTTGCGGCCCTGGCACTAAACTCAAAGAGCTTACAGTTGCACCTAAAACTTGCTTAAGTATGCAACGGCATGAAAAACGGGCTGAATTTTGGTTTGTAGCCGAAGGTGAAGCCACAGTGTATACCCTAGACTCTAGCACAGATCATGATTTAAAATGTAGTTTAAAAGTGCATCAAAGTACATTCATTGATATTAACGAATGGCATATGTTATGTAATGAAACAGATCAGCCACTAAAACTTATTGAAATCCAATACGGCGAAAACTGTATCGAAGAAGATATCGAACGACGATAACTTATTTCTTAGGTAATTTGCCGTAATTGACCCATTCCCAATCTTCGTCGGTCATTGGGATCCAATTAGTAGTATCCATTGTATCCTCGCTTGATTGCATTTTTCTTGCTCTCAGCAATTATTTCGGCCCACTCTACTAAAAAATTCCAGATTTTAGTTACGATCTTCATATAAAATTTCTCCTAGCGGTTTGATAGTTATAGTGTCTGATCCAAAGTTCTATTTCGGCTGCACTTTTGGGTTGTTTACTTAAAATATAAGCTTCTATATTGTCTTGGTAAGACACTTCTTTAAAAAGACTTTTGATCCATTTTAGAAAGTTCATTTTTGATTCCTTATCAGTATTTCTACTAGTTTATTTATCAGTATTTCTACTGATATAAAGTTAGCAGAAGTTGATATAAATATTTTTATGAATTCTAGAGAATATGCAAAATTTAAGCGTTTGTTTGTTGGGCCAATAATGCCTAGGCGCATCATCAAACAACGATTTTATAAGGTGCAACCTAAACCGCTTGAGGTACGCGAGTTTTTAGAGAAAGGTGATCCTAGATTATCTTGGGATCGTAATGATATGAAATTCTTTGCTATGCCAAACTGGGCAAACACTGACGCTATTGAAAAATTATATACAGCAGCCAGAAAATTAACAGAAGAAACAGGTATCCAGTACCACGTTGATCATATTATTCCAATAAAGCACCCTAAAGTATGCGGTCTACATGTAGAACAAAACTTATGTATATTGTCGGCGACAGATAATATAAAAAAATCAAATAAGTTTAAAATAGAATAAGCAGTCGAAGTATTTGTATATCTAATAAATACACTACTATGACTACTGATATTCGCAAATTAATAAATCTTATCACTGAAGCTGAAGATCTTACCTCACAACCATCTGTGTTGGAAGATCCTAAAATTAAAGAGATAGCAAAAGATATCAAACAAGGGGAAGTTTCCCAAAGTGTTTTAGGGAAATTAAAACATTTCTTGGTCAGTCTACTAGATCCTACTCCCCCGCCCAGTAATGAGTATCCAGAACCTCCCATAGAGGAAGCAGGCAAGCAGTCTAAGATTATAAGTGCGGACTTACAAATTTATGAATTATTAAAGAGAACTAAACCCGAAGATGCTGATAAAGTGTGGGCGTTCTATAATAGGGCAATGCTAGCGGATCACATTATTCCTATGTGTATTTCTAAAGACATTGTTAAACAGGATGATCAAGACAGAATTTTAAATTTGTTTATTAATGCACCTGGTACACTAGAAGATAAAGTTAGTTTGGCAGCCCAATTAGAAGGCGCTGGAGTTATTAAAACTAAAGAACTATTAAAACCAGGAAGTGGTAGTATCGACAAACTTATTAATTACAAAAGTGTAGTTTTAGATAATATTAAAACTAAACTTATTAACTTTAAAGTCAGTCCTAGTACTACCGCAGTTAATACAGGTGACGGAGAAGCATTTTTTCTTATCTTGGGATCAGGGATTAATAAATTAAGCCCGGGTGATCTTAATGTATTGGGCAGAGAGATAGAAGTAAAAGCTCAAGGGGCAAGATTAAAAGGATTTGGCGGCAAAGGGACTTATGGCGACGGCGCCACGTATTGGCCAAAGTTTAATAAGCAACTGATTGGTTTACTTAAGAGACCTGGAGTGACTTACTTACAGGATGCAACAGGAGTAGACCTAAGTTCTGAACCCTTGCATTTTGGATCTGCGGCTACTACTGCATTAGGTGCAGCATTGAAAGTTGCTAAACCTGGAGCAAAACCAGTAAAAGAAATGTTTGACGCAGCACTTAAGCATATCTATCCTAAGACTACTCCAGAGATGAGAAACAATGTTTTGAATACAATTCAATCAGACGGTAGTTTTAATCCCGACGAATTTCGAAAAGGTTGGTTCATGCTGACCTATGAATATTATATGGCCACCAGTGTAGATAAGAAAACAGGTGTAGGATTTGACGGTATTCTTTTTATACATCAGCCTACGTTTACTTACAACTATATCAAAGATAAAACCCAATTAGAAAAAGATTGGGCTCAATTCGAATTAAATCCAGGTCTGTATAATTGGACCGATGCACCCAGCGTAGCACCTAAGATCACTTTTGGTAAAGAAGAAAGAGCTCGGAAGAGCAAAGCCAAAGCCACTTTACAGAAAGTAGATCCCAGCGCAGTAACCGCTAAAACACATGGGGTAACTGGACTAAAACCAACTCGGTCAACCCCGGCGCCAGAAACTCCTGCGGTATCTGCACCTCGTGCTCGCAGATAATAAGTTAGAGCAATGGACTCCTATAGCATACATAAATGCAGGAGTCCGATATGATTTGCTATTATCTGCGAGCGCGATGCAGCCAAATGGGCACAATTTCCAAAAACAATTTGCATTGTAAAACAACGTGAGATTAAGATGATTCGAGCCGGCGAGTTTAAAAAAGCTGATTTAGCGTTGACGATAAAAAAGAAATAACATATAATACACACACGCGACTTTAGCATAGAGGTAGTGCCGAGAACTCATAATTCTTAAGGGGCTGGTTCGAATCCAGCAGGTC